CTTTGCGGGTCACCAAGGGGCCTCTAGGAGTGCACGCGCGAGGGATGCAAGCGGACTTGGAGGACAAGCTGAAATATGAGTTCAGCTCACGAGGATGCACGCACACCTGAGGGGCAGCTCCTCCGAATCCGCGCGCAGCGACTTCGCGACGCGGATCCGCTGCGGTGGTGTCCGCACAAGCCGCACCCTCGCCAACTGGATTTTTTGCAGCTTGGGTGCGAGGAGGCGCTGTACGGTGGAGCAGCCGGAGGAGGCAAGAGCGATGCGCTCCTCATGGCTGCGACTCAGTACGTTCACGTCCCATCGTACCGCGCGCTCATTCTTCGCCGCACGTACCAGGATCTCTCGCTTCCTGGAGCGATCATGGACCGCGCTAAGGAGTGGTGGGCCGGGCGATCTGACGTCAAGTGGACGGAGAAGGACAAGAGCTTCCTATTTCCTTCCGGAGCACGCATCGTATTCGGTTACCTGGAGTCGGATAAGGACAAGTACAGATACCTAAGTGCTGAGTTCCAGTATATTGCATTCGACGAACTGACGCAGTTCTCTGAGGACCAATACACATATCTCTTCTCTCGCCAGCGCAAGGCCGCGACGGTCGACGTGCCGATCAGGATGCGCGCGGGCTCGAATCCAGGCGGCATCGGTCACGCGTGGGTCGCAAAGCGATTCATCGATCCGACTACGGCGAGCGCGCCATTCGTGCCTGCTAGGCTCTCGGACAACCCGAGCGTAGATGCCGAGACGTACCGCAAGTCGCTCGCGAAGCTCGACCCGACGACGCGAGAGCAGCTCGAAGAGGGCCGCTGGGTGCAGGACTCCGGAGGCCTGGTCTATCGTCGGTTCGGTACGTCGTCGCTCATCGAAGCCGCACCGAAGCTCACGAGGTACGTCCTGGGCATCGATTATGGATTCGTTGACTCCACGGCGTTCGCCATTTGGGGCTGGCGCGACTGGGATCCGACCGCGTACCTGGTCGAGTGCTACAAGCGCGACGAGATGGACCCGAGCGGCGCAGCCACCGAAGCGAAGGCACTCTCAGAGCGATACGGCTGCACCAAGATCGTCGGAGACATCGGGGGACTCGGCAAGGGATACGCCGAGGAGGCTCGTCGCCGCTTCGGAGTGCCTGTAGAGCCAGCGCAAAAAGCCAACAAATTCGGCTACATAGACTTGATGAACGGCGCATTTTTTCGCGGAGAGATCAAGGTCGTTCGTGCGACGTGCCTCGATTTCATCGCCGAGGCGAACACGCTTCGGTGGGACGAAAATGCTCTCACCAAGCGCGAGGCGCCGAGCTCTCCAAATCACTGCACCGACGCTGCTCTGTACGGCTGGCGCGAGGCGTGGTCGTTCCTCGAGACAGCGCCGCGCGTCCCGGTCACTCCGAAGGAGAAAGCAGAAGCTGCGTTCCACGAGGCATGGTCGAATCGCGATCCGCTCGAGGTCCAGGTCGACGAGCAGCTTGAGCGAGAGCGCGAGGAGCGCGAGGCACTAGGGATTTGGTGACTGTGCCCGACGGTGCTTGTCGTCGGACAGATCGTGTTATGTCTCAGGGCACTCGACGTGTCCAGCGTCATCGAGTGGGACGCACCCAGCGGGTGGCGTCGGGCAGTCCTTTAGCAGCACATTCGCGGGGGCAGTCCCTCCATCGATTTCAGTCGTCTGGAAGCCCCAATAGATGCATGACGGCTGCGCGTCGTCAGAGTGCCCACCACAAGCCGCGCACACGAGCAGAACGAGACCGAGCAGAGTTTTCATGCTGTCATTATCCACATGGTGGCAAATATTGCAAGACTGAACAGCTTGGAATATTCTTGACTCGTGCCTTTCCCTAACGACTGCGACGACTTGCGCGCGCTTGTCAATGTGATGCGTGAGCTTGGAGTTGTTCAGGCGTTTGGTGTGCTGCTCGGACCTGTCCCATCGAAGGCCGAGCCGGAGCCGACGAGCGACGCGAAGACTCGCGCGGAACACGCGCGCCAAGTGCAGCGCGAGGAATCGCTCGATGCGCTGCGCTGGCGCCTGCCAAACATCTCCGAGGCTGATCTCGCGCAGTTCCTTCCCGAGGGCCTACGCTGATGCCGCTCTCTGAGAAGGACCGAAAATGGTGGGGTCGCCCGGACGACGTCCTCGAGGACGAGGACCCGAAGGCGCACGAGAAGCTCCACGCGGTCATCAAGGCGCTTGAGCAGAATCAAGATCACAAGCTCTCGATGCTTCTCTACGGGGCTATGTATTCGGGCGGAGTACCACCGATCGGTGGCGGGATGGGCGTTGACTCGTACGTCCGCACGTCGCCAAACAATATGGGGAATTTGTCGCTCAACATCTCGCGTACGTGCGCCGATGCGGTCGTGTCGCGCCTCTTCAGCAAGGGCGAGCCAAAGCTCACGTACGTCACCGAAGGCGGAGACTACGAACGGCAGGACAACGCGAAAAAACTAGAGCAGGGCGTCGAAGGGGCGTTCTACCTCGAGGGAGCGTCCGCCGTGAACGTCGGGACGGGCCGCAACGGTGTGGTGTTTGGGACCGGCTTCACACGCGTCGAACCCAACTTCGATGAAGGCAAAGTCGATATCGAAAAATGGATGCCGTGGGAGTGCATCCTGGACGATACCGAGACCCTCATAGGCGAGCCGCGAAACTGGTATACCGCTAGGTATTACGACAAATACCAGCTTGCCTATCGCTACCGAGACGATGCCAACAAGGCCACTCTCATAGAGCGCCTCGATTCGTTGTGGGACGAAGATGCGCAGTTCGGCTACTCGGCAGTCGCCGTACGCATCCGCGTAGAGGAAGCCTGGCATCGCCCGAGCGGACGCGAGGCGAACGACGGGCGCCACGTCATCGGGATCAAGAACTGCACTCTTGTCGACGAGCCGTGGGATGGCGGTCCGCCGCGAAGGCCATGGCGATTCGCTACATATCGATGGAGCAAGCCTCTCATCGGATTCTACGGTCAGGGGCTCGTGGAGCTCGGCGCTGGTATTCAAGCCGAAATCAACAAGCTGATGAGAGACATCCAGCTTGGTCTCAAGATGGTCAAGGGGCACTGGCTTGTCGAGGAGAACTCGAAAGTCCGCACCGCGCACCTGAACAACGATCTCACGACGATCATTCGCTTTGCGGGGACTGCGCCAGTCTACCAGGCGCCAGGGTCAGTAATCCCTCGAGAGGAATACGAACACCTGTGGAATCTGGTATCCAAGTACTACGAACTTGCAGGAATCAATCAGCAGACCGCGAGTGCGCAGAAGCCTCCAGAGCTCAAGAGCGGCGAGGCGCAGCGCGTTTACGCTGACCAGCAGACAGAAGTTCTCCTCGAGAAGGGCAAGGACTTCGAAGAGTACGTGAAGGAAGTCGGGCAGCTCGTCACGGACAGCGCCAAGGCCTTGTCGAAGAAAGGCGCGTACGATGTCCGATCGTTCGATGATGACGGGTTCGAGTCGATCGACTGGAAGAAACTCGACGACCCGGACGGGTACGAACTACGCGTGCAGCCGACGTCTACCCTTCCGGGCACTCCGAGCGGTCGCATCGACCTCGCTTACGACATGCTTGCTCTCGGCCAGTTCGATTCCGCCGACGTGATGGAGCTCGTCGGGATGCCCGACATTTTGCAGAAGACTCGGCTGAAGCAGGCTTCCAGGCGGCTCGTCGAGAAGAAGGTAGGCGAGATGCTTCGCGGTGGCGACTCGTATGAGCCTAGCGCTTTCCTCAACTGCGCGGAAGCGAGTGTGCTCGCAACCGAGATGCTCAACGCGGCCGAAGAAAAGGGCGTCGACGACGATCGTCTCGAGAAGGTGCGAGCCTTCATCCAAGCGTGCGACGCAATCACCGCCACGAAACCCGCACCCGCCGCGCCCACCGTGGCCACGGGCGCACCCATGCTCGCCCCTGGTCAAGCCGGCGCTGCCCCTGCCGCGCCACCCGCTGGACCGATGCCTCCACCTGGACAGTGACACATGACCGATCCTACTCCTGCTGCCGTCGCTCCCGCTCCCATCGAAGTTCCCGCTGGCCCCCCAGCGCCCGCGGCGACTCCTGCCGCTGCTCCTGTCGAGTCTCCGAAGCCGAACGCGCGACAGATCGCTGATGGCCTGGCCGAGCGCCGCCGGCACGCCGAGCGAGCACGCTCCGAGAAGCAGCGGGCAGACACCGCGGCACGGGAGCGAGACGCGGAGAGGCAGGCGCGGAGTGCAGCCGAGGCGCGTACGAAGGAGCTGGAGGCGCAGCTCGCACGAGCGAAAAGTGATCCCCTGACTCTCGCTCGCGAACTCGGAGGAGATGTGGAGGGGGGCGTAAAGCGCTTCATCGAGGCCGATACGCCGGAAGGGCGTGTCGCACGACTTGAGGAAGAACTCAAGGCCGAACGCGAGACGCGAAAGAAAGAAGCCGCGGAACGCGAGCGCGCCAATCAAGAGGCACAGCAGCAGGCGGCGCTACAGAAGGAGCGGCAAGCGCTCGCGCAGTTCACGCAGGTCGTGACATCTCCAGACCAGCAGAAGGCCTTCCCGTACCTATCGCTCCTGTTCGAGCCGAACGAAATCTATGCCCAGGCGGTCGAGGTCCACAACTGGG